CTGCCGGTCTCCCGGTAGTAGTCGTTGGCAGGCCACTTCTTCATCACGTCGCAGCACTTGGGAGAAATCTCGAAAGGGGCTTCTACCAGGAACTTCCACTTCTCATAAATCTTATATCTGCCTTTGTGGTCCCCATACCAGGCTCTGTGACGCGCTCTCTCGGACTTGGAGTGCCTGTAGTCGTAGATGTATCCGGCCTGCTCTTTGCTTACCACGGGGTAGCCATACTTTCTGATGACCTTAAGGAACGACATGCGGGGCTTCAGCCACTTTACATTATCGAACTGTTTTACAAATTCTCTAATTTCTGGGTATTCAAGGCCGGTGTCTATGAACACTGCGGGGACTTTGGGGTAGATGCTGCGCACGATATGGAGCAGAACCGTGCTGTCTTTGCCACCGGAGAAGCTCACGTATACGTCTCCGCCAGCCGCTTCATACCATTCTCTGATTCTTAGCTTCGTTTTTGCTACCTTGATTTCTAGAGGCAGTGCTTGAAGCTGCCGGAGCGTAGCTGAATCCAAGAAATTTTACCTCCTCTCTCCATTTTCTCTCCATTTTGGTTCATTGTAACACGAAATCCCACGCTTTGTAAAGGTTTTATTTGACAGAACATACGTTCTTCTGGTATAATTCTGGAAGGGAGGGGAGTTTATGGGCGTTAAAGAGGCAAATCTGTCCAGGAAAGACAGAAAAATCCTACAATTCGCAGCTCAGTCCGGCGGAATGGGCTTAGAGAGGCTTACTGTTGAGCAAATTTCCAAGGGAACAGGCTGTTCAGCCGATTTTATCTACAAAAGACTCGCCGATCCTGACTTCAAGACGCTGTTTTTCGAGACTCTGAAGACCTCCCTGGCCGTGGAAACGCCGGCAATCCTTAAAACATTCGTAGAAGCCGCCAAAAGCGGCAGTTTTAAGCACGGGAAGCTCATCTTAGAGCTTGCCGGGCTTTACAGCGAGGAGGCTAACCTCAACTTAAAGACTAAAGTTGAGCTTGGGGAGTCTCCTTTTAAGTCTGAAGAGGCCAAGGTGCACTTTATCAAGGCTACTTTAGGCAAATATCTGACCGAGGAGAGCCAAAATGGCTGATTTTGCGCTGGGGCTTATTTGTGGAGCGGCAATTATAGCCATAATCTGGTGGAGGACCACCGACCGCAGGGTTGTTGTGGTCCGCGATAAGGAGACAAGTAACGTTACAACGGTGTCTGAAGGCGTTGTGGTACGCCCGGACAACGGGAAGGCAAGGCGCTTTGCCGATCCAAGATACCGGGCGATGATGGAGGACCAGTTGAAGAAGAAATCACCTGGGGGAGTAAGGGATGCGGGCGTTTCCTAATCTCACGGAGCAGCAAGAGGAGGTCCTCAAGGAAGAGGCCAGGCAGAAATGCTTAGAGGATCTTCACTACTTAGCCAAGCATATCCTGGGGTATGACCGGCTCACTGAGCACTACCACAGGGGCATGGCGAAAGATATTGATACGCCCAAGTACAAGTTCAGGCTCTTATTGCACCCCCGGGGGCACTTTAAAAGTACACTTGGCACTGAGAGCTACCCGATAAAGAAGTCCTTGGAGAACCCGAACCTGCGGTGCCTCCTCACCAACGCCAAGCTGGACAACAGCCGGAAGTTCTTGCGGACCATAGCGAAGCACTTTAACAGCAACCCGCGCTTCCGGTGGGTCTGGCGGGACTGGTGGATTAAGAAGTATGCAACCGAGTATGACCGGGCCACGATGAAAGACAAGCTGGACTGGGTAGTCCGGGACGTTCAGGACGAGCTGACACTGCTGCGGCCTGGTCAAGCCAGGGAAGCTACGTTTACCACGGGGGCTGTGGATGCTTCGATGGTTTCACAGCACTACGGATTGATTGTAGCAGACGACCTCATAAACCGCGAATACGTCCGGACCCAGGAGATGGTTGAGAAGTCGATCCTTTACTTCAAAGACTTGCTGGACCTTTTAGATCCGGACGGAGAGCTTTTAGTTATCGGCACCCGGTGGTCGCACATGGACCTGTACGCCTGGATTATCGAGGAGTTCGGGCACAAGGCCAGCTACAGCGTGCCGGTGCATATCATCCACGGGCAGCTTGAAGAAGCCTTGCATAGGGCGGAGGGAACTCCTGATGGGGAAAAAAGTTGGCTTATTTCGATTACGCCTACTTCTCCGGAGAAGCCGGTGTTCCCGGAGGAGTTTGGGCCGAAAGTACTACAGGAGCTCTTGGAGGCCAAGGGACCTTACGAGTTTGGAGCACAGTACTTGCTGGACCCCACGCCCGCAGAGCACCAGAAGTTCATGGAGGAGTGGTTCAAGCCGTTAGACCTGATGTCAGATACCTGGCTGTCTACGCTTGATATTTGCATCACGGTGGACCCGGCTATATCACTTGAGGACAGCGCCTGCGATTCCTCAGTTGTGGTCTGCGGGTATGACGAGCACAACCGGATGTTCTTCCTGGACGGGGTCAGCGAGAGGCTCTCGGAGCACGAGCTTCCGGAAGCGATCTTTGACATGGTAGCCAGGTGGCAGAAGAAAGGCCGGTTTCTTCTGCCGGTGGGTTTTGAGTCGATTGGCTTTCAGCAGCTTTATATATACACGATGGAGCGGATGATGCTGGAGCGGGGGCTGTTCTTCGCTATCGAGCCTATAGCGAGGCGCAGCATGAGCAAAGACGAGCGGATCTTGCGGCTTGTGCCCAGGCTTAAGAATGAGTTCTACATCCCCAGAAAGATTATGAAGCAGCCTTACTCGAGGCAGGGCAAGCCTTACGACCTGGTGGAGAAACTCAAGTGGCAACTTTTGAAGTTTCCGTTTGCCGGCAAGAAGGACCTGGCCGATGCCCTGGCGGACCAGTTAGATATTGTGAAGGCCCACAGGCCGCCCAGGGAGCTGGCGGCTGCGCCGAAGATACCGAAGACAGAGTTTGTGCATCCGAGTATTGTCGAGGATAAAAAGTATCACAAGATGGCGGCAGCCCGAAAAGCAAAACGATACAGCGGAGTAGTGAGGTGCTAATATGCCTGTAGTCCCTTGGGTTAAAACGATGACGGAAAACCTCAAGAATATGGACCAGCGCAAGCAGAACTCGAAAGAAGAGAACGATCTTCTGGATCTGGCGCGGGAGCGCTGGGAGATAGCAAGAGAGCGCAAGGTGGACTTCACGGGGCGGTCTCTGCACCAGAAGTGGCGCGAGTATGACCAGATCTACCGGGGCAAGCAGTGGCTGGAGTATGTGCCTGAGGATAGATCTACGCCGGTGCTGAACTTGGTCATGGCGATGATTCAGGCAGTGATGCCCAGGATTGTTGATGCTCACCCTAAGTTCTTGATTTTGCCCTGGCACCACAGGGGAGACAAGGCGCTGGCGGCCAAGCTTACCGCAGGCCAGGAGCACCTGTGGTATATCAACCGGATGCAGGACGAGAAGATCGGGGAAGCGACGCTGCACGCCCTGAAATACGGCACGGCTATTTTTAAGATTGTCTGGGACCCGGACATGTACGACGGGATGGGGGACGTGGCCTACCATGTAGTGCACCCGATGAACTTTTTTCCGGACCCCAGGGCTTACAAGATAGAGGACATGGACTACTGCTTCACGGCGGTGCCTAAGAGCCTGGAGTATTTCTTAAGAAGGTGGCCCGAGAAGGGCCGGTTTGTAATACCTGACAACGACTGGGTAGAGGTGGAAACCCTTGAGGGCAGGGACCAGCCCTCGAAAGAAGCTACGGCTACACTCAAAGAGTACTGGTTCAGGGACCAGGAAGGCAACATGTGTGTGATGTATTACACCGGGCACCTGGTTCTGGACATCATCGGCGGGGAGTATGACCGGGCAGGGGATAAGAACCCCTTGTATCGCCACAACAGGTTCCCGTTTGCCAGGTTTGTAGATTATCCTGGGGACAAAGAGTTCTGGGGATTCGGAGAAATCGAAATTGCGCTTACACTTCAGCAGTTGATTAATGCTTTTGAGGCGCAGCTCATTGATAACACAAGGCTTATGGCTAACTCGCAGTGGTTGGTAAACCAGATGCTCTCGGGGCTTAACGAGGAGGATGCCTGGATCTTCGACAATAACCCCGGACAGGTTATTTGGACCCACAACGGCGGGGTAGAGCGGCTTATGGGCGTGCCAATCCCGCCGCATGTCCCACAGCATGTGGACCGGCTGATACTGCTCATGGAACAGATCTTAGGTATCCACGATGTGGTTCAGGGCAGGCAGCCGGGGAGTGTAAGAGCAGCCTCGGCGATTATCGCGCTTCAGGAGGCAGCCAACATCAGGGTGCGGCAGAAGACGAAGCATCTGGCAGTAGCCCTGAGAGAGATGGTAGAGCAGTCCAACTCGCTGATGCTTGAGTTCTACGATGAGCCCAGGCAGGTCAGGCTCGCCGGGGAGGATGAGCCTACTACCCTGGATGTGAGGGGCGAGCTTATCCGGCGCATGCTGGAGCGAGGAATGGACGCCGGCCTGGTCCAGATTGACGAGACCGGAGCCCCGCTGCCCGGGGAAGCAGAACGTATGTTCGATGAACTGAAGTTTCCCGAGTTTGACGTGGAGGTAAGGATCGGGCCTTCGGTGCCTTACAGCCAGGCGCTGCTCTACGAACAGGCTAAGGAGTTTTATATGATAGGTCTCATCGACAGACAAGCGGCCCTGGAAGCGACAAACTTCCCCAACTGGGAGGCTATTGTAGCCAGGATGGAGGGAGCTGAAGCTGCAGGGCTTGAAGGAGAAAGAGTAGGAGAACGAACCTTCGGTGGAGGAGGTGAGCTACTTGGCTTATAAGGCAAAGGTGACTACCAGAGGGGGCCCCCGGTCTCCGCAAACCATTAAGCCCCCTGCGGGGAAGAAGGACTCGGCGCGGGATCGGATACTTTACCCTGCGACCAGGCCTAACACCACTCAGTCTATGAGGAAACCTTTTGGATAAAAGCCGACGGGCTATAAACGGCGCCAAATAAAGATTGGAGTTTCCGGGCGACGGCCCTAAAACGGAAGTAAAAATAAAGCCGACGGGCTGAAAACGGGAGGCAGACAATGGACGACAAACTGCTTGAAACCACTGAAGGCAACCTGGGTAGCGATGAAGATATGCTTCAGGACGACGTTGGTGACGATGCTGCGGATAGACCTGACGATGTGCCAGAAGAATCGGATGAACCAAACTACCTTACCCAGGAAGACTTCGACAGGGTCCTGAGACGCAAGCACGCCCAGTGGGAGCGCAAGTTCGCCCGCAGGCTTGGGTTTAAGAGTGTAGACGAAGCTCTTCCTTACATCCAGGCCGGGCAGGCGGTGTCCAGGGCCGCAGGGCTGCCGCCAGCAGAGGTGGCAAGCCGGGTTGGAGCGATAGCTCAAACCACAGCTCCGGTAACTGTCCCGCAGAGCGGGGCCGGTTTCCAGGGCGGGGCAAACCCGCTGGAGCAGCGGCTTGACCGCATTGAGGGGCTACTGGAAGAAGAGCGCACAGCTCAGATCTTGAAGTCGCAGGAGGCTGAGGCGAGGAAAGAGTTCGGGTCGCTTTTTGACAAGCACCGCGAGGATATAGAAGACAAGGCCGAGGAGATGGGACTGTCCCTAACGGACGCTGCAGCGATTGTACTCAGGCCGTACTTAAGGGACCACATTGAACAGCAGGCCCGGACCAAGCAACAGCTACAGCGGCGCAAGAAAGTAGAGGGCTCCGGAGAATCTCCAGGCACCGGTAAGCCTGACTACGAAGCAATTCTTAGCCCCGCTCAAAGGGAAGCCGCAAGGAAGACTGGAGTTAGCCTGGAGAAGTACTACCAGCAACTGAAGCGGCTTGGAAAATTATAGTAAGTCGAGTGAGGTGAATACGGATGTTCCAGAAGGTAATGAGTCTCATCGCGGGGGCTGTGGACGTAGCCCCGCCTAAAGACGTTATGTCGTTCCCGATGACAGCACAGGAGGATGCGACCCAAGGTGCGGTCTACAAGATCGCTAGCGGGCGGTTGACCCTGGCTACTGGAAGTGACTCCGATACTGCGGTAGTCTGCCTGGAAAACGCCACAGGGCAGGCTGATACTACCGGCGGCGATCCCACTGTATGGGTGCGGGGGTCCTTTGTCGCTCCTGGAGCAGTATACCGGGTCCCCATGCTGAAGAAAAACGGGACTGCCATTACAGAGGCGAGCGAAGTTCACGCTACCTTTGTGATTGGTGCGAGGGTGAACATCGACGATACCGGACTGGGCGTGGATGCTGCAACCGGTGCGACTGCCCAAGGTCCCCTGACGGTGCTGCGGGTAGATATGCAGAACTTTCAGTGCTGGGTAGTGTTTAACACTTGCCTGCTTGCTTTAAACACTGATACCGTTGCATCCGATTAATAGTCCTTAAACGCTTATTTGGAGGTGAAAGTAGATGACTGTAGCGCGTAGAGAGCACTTCGGGGAGCTCCTGGAACCGGGCCTGTCGGAGATTTTTTACAACGTCTACGAGCAGATCCCGTCTATGATCCCCGAGATATTTAGTGTGCAATCGTCCGACAAGCCTTACGAAAAAGACTTGTCGATTGGTGCGATGGGAATGTTCCGGAAATTCACCGGTACTGTGCAGTATGATCGGCCATACGTACAGTACGAGAAGATTTACGAGTTTCCGGAGTACGCCGACGGTTTTCAGGTCGAGCGGAAGCTGTACGATGATGAGATGTACGGCATTATCAATCGGCGGCCTGCCGATCTAGCTGAGGCTGCCGTGCGGCGTCGTGAGATGGATGCAGCGATGGTGTTCAACTACGCTGAAGCTGCTGTAGCTGTCGATCCCGAAGGGAACCAGATTCCCTGGGTGGGTGGCGACGGGGTTCCGCTGTGTAGTGACGAGCACCCCACAAGGTCTCCTGACGGCCCGCCGAAGAGGGCCAACCTGGGGTCCTTGGCTCTGAACCATGCCAACCTTCAGACTACTAAGAACCTGATGAGGCAATTCGTAGACGACCGGGGCAACAAGGTTGCAGTGGTTCCCGACACCCTTATTGTAGGTGTTGGCCTGGAGGAGATCGCTTGGGAGCTCGTGTCTTCAGAAAAGAAAACCACACTAGGTCAGTCGGAGAACATTAACAACCCCAATATACACCAGGGTAAGTACAAGCTGATCGTGTGGGACTATCTGGCTGACGATAACCGGTGGTTCCTAGCTGACTCCCGCTACATGAAGCGGTTCCTTAAGTGGTACAACCGGGTGCCCATCGAGTTCAAGATGGAGGAAGACTTCGACACCCTGGTGGCCAAGTTCCGCGCGTATATGCGGTATGCCTGCGGATGGAGTGACTGGTTCTGGGTCTACGGGAATATCCCGAGCTCATAAGAGCGGCTTTGAGGGAGACCGCCTTGGGCCTAACCTCCACTTAGGCGGTCTCCCGTATCCTAAGAATGGGGGGCAATAGCATGGTAGAACACGATGACTGCAAGTACTCGGAAACTATCGGGGCTTTGAAACAGGATACGATAAACCTGGTTAGGTGGCAGAAGAGCCAGAACGACAAGCTCGAAACTATAGATAAAAGGCTATTCCAACTGACCATCCTCGCCTTATCGACGCTCGCCGGAGTCGTGGTGAATCTATTGCTTTAACTTGAAGGGAGGGACTATTATGCCAGAAATCATAGAGCTTCTGAAGGGCGCTTCTCAGGACCCTTGGATACTCACGTATATACTTCTGTGGGCTATCGGGTGGTTCCTGAAAGAGAAGACCCGGCTGAACAATGGGGCAATTCCTGTTATCCTGCTGGGATTGGGTTTAGGTCTTGGACTTCTGCTGATTGAACTCAGTGTTTTTGGGGCTATTGCTGGAGGTCTGCTTGCTCTAGCACAGATGGGCTTCTACGACTTGCTAAA